GGCGGCACGGGCTACACCACAGGCGCAACCCTGGTCGGCTCTCCGTTGCCTCCGGGCAGTCGCACGGCGAACTTAAATGGCGTGCTCGCAAGCAACGCCACGATTATCATCCCGGCCGGCACTTACTTGCAGGGCGCACGTCGGATTGGTTTCAGCAACAACACCACAGGCGCTTTCACCGTTACGGTGAAGCTGAGCAACGGCGCAGGCGGTTCCACAGGGGTCGGCACGGTCCTCCCGCAGGGTACTGCGAATTCCAGTTCCGTCTTGCTGTACACGGACGGGGTAACCGATGTATGGCCCGAAGTTTCCCTGCTCGGCATCGGCGCGCTGCCGACCGCCGGCGGCACGGTCGCGGGCAACCTCGCGGTAACCGGCACGCTCACGCCTTCGCAGACGAACGGCATTGTCGGCACGACCACGAACAACAACGCGAATGCGGGTAGCGTGGGCGAGTTTGTGACGGCCACCGCATCAGCAGTGTCGTTGTCTTCGGGGGTCGCGGCGAATGTCACATCGATTAGCTTGACAGCAGGGGATTGGGATGTGTCAGGCATCGTAGCTATCGTAGGCGCAGGAACGACTACCTTCACCAACAACCTTGGCGGGAGTTCCTCTACAAGCGCCACCTTAGGCCCGCTAGGGTCTTACTGGCAAGCAGGCTTTGGGCTCGGCGCGGGCGCTTCGATTCTTGAGACGATACCTCCGGTGCGCTACAGCTTCGCGACGACGACTACGGTTTTTGCGATCGCACTGTCTACCTTTGCCACTAGCACGGCGACAGCTTCCGCAGTTATCCGCGCCAGGAGAATTCGATAATGGCAAATATCCTCTACGCGAACAACGCCGCCGGCACGCTCAACGGAGGCATCACAAACGTTCAGACGACGCTCACGCTGAACGCAGGACAAGCCGCGTTATTCCCGAGCCCAACGCCCCCGCAGGTGTTCTACGTGACGCTGACGGACGCCGCCACGCAAACGCTTATCGAAATCGTTAAGGTGACGGCGGTTTCAGGCAACGTGTTCTCGATTGTTCGAGGCCAAGACGGAACTTCGGCACTGTCGTGGCTGTCAGGCGATATCGTTTCGCAGCGCGCAATTCGCCTTGAGATGCAAGGGTGGGAGAACGCGGCAGAGGGCTTATTCGGCGCGCAAGGCGTGGCGGTAACGCCGTCCACGACACTTGGCGTTACCGGCACGACGCTCGGCGATAACGCGCAGGCCGGCGCGGTAGGCGAAACCCTTACGGCCAGCGCATCAGGCATTGTTTTGGCGAGCGGAACCCCCGCCATTGCGGCAACCCTTTCGCTTAGTCCGGGCGATTGGGACGTTCAAGGCACCGCCCAGTTAGTGGCTTCTGGCGGTGCGGCTATGAGCAACACGCTAGGCGGGTTGTCTCAATCAGGCAGTTTCGGCGGACTCGGACAGAACTGGCAACTCGGGGCACCCTTAACGGCGAACGGGGCCATCACTTTGCCCACCCCTGTTGTGCGCTTCAACGTCAGCACCCCCTCAGCTGTGTTCGTGGTTGTTCAGGCGAGTTTCAGCAGCGGAGCGGCGACCGCAGCAGGGTTCATTCGCGCAAGGCGGGTTCGCTAATGGCTACGTACACCTTCACCGTCAATCAGCAAACGCTCATTCAGGCCGCGTTTCGTCTCATCGGGCAGTTCAATGATGACTCCCCGCCTCCGCAGACGGACTTGAACAACGCCGCCCAGTCCTTGAACATGATGATCAAGTATTGGATGAGCAAGAACTATCCTCTCTGGTGCGTTACCGACTTGCCTTTTACTGTCGTGCAGGGCCAGATTCAGTACCTCATCGGTCCTACGTCGCCCACTGTCGGTTTGCAGGCGTATCGCGTGCTGCGCATTCCGATGGCACGGATTCAGTACGTCAACGCAGGTCAACCCGCGCTTGAAGTGCCTTTGATCCAGCTTTCACGCCAAGAATACGACCAGTTGGGGCAGAAAGGCGCGCAAGGCACGCCGAACAGCTACTACTACGATCCGCAGTTGAACAACGGCGTGTTGAGCCTGTACCTGGCGCCCGACGCGCAAGCGAACATCGTTACGCTTACTTGTCAGCGGCCTATCGCCGATGTGCTCAACGCGGGCGACGCTTTCGACTTCCCTATTGAGTGGACGAACGCGATAAAATGGGGACTCGCCGAGCAACTTCTCCCTGAGTACTTCGTGCCTGAGAGCGTCGCGGCGCGCGTAGAGCGCAACGCGAACCGCTACCTTGAAGACATGTTGAACTGGGATCAAGAAGAGGCACCGACTTTCTTTACGCCAGATCGGCGAGGATACGCCAACTACCGTGGCTGATACACAGCGCATTCAATGGGCGCAAACCATCTCGACGCGTGACTCCACGATGGTGGCAGACGCCATCATGTATAACTACTACGCGACGCAGAACAGCAACGGCCAAGTCCTGTCTGAACGCCGTTTCGGTATCCAGCCGGCGATAACGGTCGCCGCCGGCGCTGCGCTCGGCCTTTTCTCGTTCGGCACTCACGTTTTGGAAGTCGTCGGCACGACTTTCTATTCGGATGGCGCGTCGAGCGGCACCGTGGACGGCTCAAGCCAATATCAGTTCACGTTGACAGGCCAGGGCGGCACGGCGGTTTTTCTGAAGAATAATGCCGCCGCCTACACGTGGAACGGCTCGGTACTCACGCAAGTAACAGACGCGAACTACCCCGCCGCGACCGTTCCAGGCGTAGCTTGGCTTGACGGCTACGTGTTCGTGCTCACGCCAGGAGGCATTCTCACCAATAGCAATCTGAACACGCCCGCCACGTGGAATGCGCTGAATACGATTAACGGCAGCTTGTCGCCGGACCCTGGTGCTTGCGTCACGCGGCTTTATAACTACGTGGCGTCGTTCGGCACGTTCTCCGCGACATTCTTCTACGACAACGGTAACGCAACCGGCTCCCCCTTGCTCCCGAACATCTCGGCAGTTGTGAACGTCGGCTGCGCGGTCGGGACCTCGATGGTAGCGAGTGAGAACAATCTGTTCTGGATTGGCCAGACGCATCAGAAGGGCCGCAAAGTCTATATGATGAACGGACTCGCGCCGCAGCCGATTTCCGATGAATTTATCGAGAAGATCCTGAACGCGGATCCGCTTACCGGCGTCTACGCCTACCTCTTGGAAGTGAACGGCGGCGTGTTCTACGTCTTGACGCTCACGGCGAGCAATTGCACGCTTGCTTATAACGCGCAGGCCGGCATGTGGTCGCGCTGGTCTAGTTCGGCGCTCGGCACCGCGCAGAACGCGGCGGGCGCTTCGCTTTCGGACGCTGTTATCACTGTCACCTTACCGAACCACGGGCTTAATAACCCGCTCGTAGTCAAAGTCACCAGCGCCAACTCGGCACCGATGTTCCTCGGTACGTTCGTCGCTAATGTGGTTGACGCGAACACAATCACCTATACGCAGGGTACAGGCGGCGTAGGCGGCGGTATCAACAGTCAAACGATAAACACGTTCACGATCGATACGGAGACCGGCACTACGTCAACAGCGACAGGTTTAGGGCAGTTGGTGATAACACCTTACGTGCAGAACTTCTTCAACCCCGTGTTCTACACGTTCGCAAACAATACCGACTACCTGCTAGGCGCCACCAATGGCATTACCTACAAGATGCAGCAAGGTGTTTCCAGCGACAATGGGGTGTTCATTTACGGCCTTTTACGCACTAATGCGGGCGATTTTGGGTCGAATAAAGAGAAATTCTTTCCGCATATCGAGGTAATCGCCGACAAGGTGCAGGATACGGCCTACGTTGGGTATTCGGATAACGATTTCGCTAGTTTCGGATCGTTCCGGCCGGTCAACCTCGGTGCGGCACGCTCAATGCTTAAGCGATGCGCGGCGTCGCGGCGTCGCTCGTTCTCGCTGCTGTATATCGGCGGCTTCCAGGTGCGATTCTACACCTTGGAGCTCCCGAACCTCGCGGAGGGTCCGCTTTGAAGCTGTTCAAGAAGCTACCGTACACGGTTGATGTGTCGGCGATTAACGCACAACTGGAAGCGCACCCGGAACTGTGGGATCGGAATCCTTTCCGGCGAACGGCGGAAGGTTCCGCACACGCCGGCATGAAAGACATATGGGTGCGGTACAATGATGTGCAGAAATACCTTGCAAAAGGCGATTTGACCGGCTTCAACGACGAGCATGTACCCGTCTGGTATGAAGCCTGGACCGCAGTTCCTGCTTTAAAACCCGTCATTTTCGATTTAATGACGCGAGTTCAAGGTGAAATGCTCGGCGGCGTGTTGATTACGCGCATACCGCACGGGCAGGGTATCGACCCCCATAAGGACAAAAGTTGGCACGTAGACTACTACGACAAGTTTTACATTTCACTTGTCGCAGGCCCGGGTGCGAAATTCTGTTCGGAAAACGAGTCTATCGAACCCGAGGTTGGCGACGTGTACCGGTTCGATAACCGTCACGAACATTGGGTCACGAACAACAGCGGGCAGGACCGGGTTACGCTTATCGTTTGCATCAGAACGGACATGTTCAAAAATGGTTGATTTGAAAATCAAGCACCACTTTTCCGAGGGCGTGTACGCCAAACAGATGCACCTGCCGGCGGGCTCTGAAGCGGTCACGCACGAGCACAAATACGACCACTTGTCGATCCTGGCATCGGGCATCGTGGCTGCGGACATCGACGGTGTGACAACGATTCACACAGGCCCGACCGCGATTAATATCCCGGCGGGCAAGAAGCACCGCATTTGTGCTCTGAAAGACTCGGTTTGGTTTTGCGTTCACGCAACTGAAGAGAAAGACCCCGAAAAAGTAGACGAGGTACTGATATGCCATTCGCAGCGATAACTGCCGCCGGGGTAGGCTCCGCGCTCGCCGGCGGCGCTGCCGCCGCAGCCGGCGGCATGCTTGCCTCTGATGTTCTCGGCGGCTCAGGCGGCTCAAACGCAGTAGGCGGCGCAGCGGGTATCGCTGGCGGTCTGCTGTCGGCCAGTGAGGCGCAGGGGCTTGCTAACACGGCTTCGCCCTACAACCAGTACGCGGGCGCCTCAGCTTCAAACCTGGCGGGGCAAGCTGCGGCCGGCACGTACGGTAACGCGAGCTCGCAATCGCAGAACCTGCTGACGAACTTCGCGAACAACACCGGCGGCCAGACGAACCAGTACATCGCACCGACGATCGGGTTGGCGGGTCAGGCGCAGGGCGCCACTCAGAACGCCATCAACCCCGCATTGCAAGCGGGCCAAGCCGGCTCGCAGGGTTTGAACAGCCTGAACCTAGGCGGAATCAACTCGCAGATCAACAATCTGATCCAAGATCCGGGCAGCGTCTACAACACGCCGCAATACCAAGCCGCGTTCGGGCAGGGGTCGCAGGCTGTCAACTCAACCCTGGCTGCGCAGGGGCTCAACGCCTCTGGTAATCAGCTTGCCGCACTGCAAAGCTACGGGCAGCAGTTCGGACAGAACGCCTACAACACGCAGTTGTCGCAGCTTTCCGGCCTCTCGACGCAAGCTGCCGGTCAGCAGCAGCAGAACTACAGCCAGCTGTCAAACAACGCCAGTCTTGGTCTGCAAGCGAATCAGCAGGCTTACGGGCAGAATTCATCGGCTTCTCAGTTGGCGCTCCAAGGCAACCAGCAAGCCTACGGCCAATTGGCGGGCGCGAATCAAGGTTCCTTGGCGACGAACAGCCAAGGATATAACCAAATTTCGAACCTAGCGGGCGTGGGCAATAACACGTCCGCAGCGAACATGTTGCTCGGCCAGTACAACGCCGCCGGATCGTCTATCGGCGCGGGTATCGGCCAACTCGCGCAAGGCGCGGGGCAATTGGCGAATAGCGCTTTCGGCAGCTCGTCCACTGGCGGCTACACGGGCGACTTCAACAGCGGAGACGGCACCAGCACGTCCGGGTCTGACATCAGTGGCAGCGGCGCGCTGTACGGCACCTCAGCAGGCCAGTCGGGTGCCGACTACACCTACGGCGGCAGCAACTCATTCGGCTTTACGGGGTAACTATGCCAGCACTGTGGGGGAACCTTCTTTCGAGCGCGGCGTCATCGTTCAACGACTACAACGCGCAGCAGCAGCAATTGGCATTTCAGCGCCAAGCGCAAGCTGCCGATTTGCAAAAGGCGCAGCTTCAGAATCAGGCGCTACAGCTTCAGAATCAGCAAACGCAGAACGCTGTCAACCAGGATCAAGCGTCAACCGGGTTCCTCACCGACGCGGCGCAGGATACGTACGGCGGTGCGCAAGGTCTTGCCGGTGCGGCGCCACAAGGTCAGCAACCGCAAGGCATTTCCGGCCAAATTGCGCAGCCGAACCCGAATGGCGCCGCGCAAAATCTCGCGTCGGTCGGTGTCCCGCAGATGACGGCTTCAACCGGCGGCTTGCCGGCCACGCAGAACGGTCAGATGAACGGTAAGCCGCTCACGCCGTTGCAGCGCTCGGTTATGACTTCCGAATCGAACGGCCAGGCGGCGGCAGTGTCGCCTAAAGGCGCCAGCGGGACCATGCAGACGATGCCCGGCACGCTGCAAAATCCAGGCTACGGCGTGCAACCCGCGCAGAACGACTCGCCCGCTGAAAAGCAGCGCGTGGGCATGGACTATCTCGGCGCGATGCAACAGCGCTACGGCAACCCGACTGACGCGTTGATCGCCTACAATTGGGGGCCCCAGAACACTGACAAGTGGATCCAGAACGGGCGCAAGCCGGATCAACTCCCGCCGGCCACGCAGAACTACGTCAAGACGACACTCGGCCGACTTCAGCAGGGCCAGCAGCAAAGCCAACAGGCGCAGCAGCAAGACGCGGCTTTGAAAGCACCGAGCCCGATCGACAACCTTACGGCCAAGGTTAATGCGGGCGCCGATGTGCGCCCGGATGATTACCAGCAAAGCGCACAGGGGGCGCTTAAGCAGGCATCGATGTACAAGGACGCCGCGCAAAAGGCGTTCCAAGCCGGAAACATTAAGGCGGGGCAGGCGTTCACTGAGAAAGCAAACGGGCTCGTCGATCAGGCTTTGAAGACGCAGAAGGAAGGCTACGGCGTTCAGAAGGACGCGAACGACGAAGTTGCGAAACTGGCGGTAGGCGTGAACGACCAGAGCTCGCTCGATAACTTCCGGACGCAGATCGCGCGCAACCCCGCTATGCAGTCCGCAGTTGCGGGATTAGGCTTGACGGGGGACTACAACCAAGACCGCAACAAGGTAGCGACTCTCGCGAGCCGCACGGAAACGCTTGCACAGCAACATAACGATCAGATCAAGCAACAAGAGTTTCAGCTCAAGCAACAGATCGATCAACGTGCTCAGGCTAAGGCAGATTTGCCGAAGATACAGCAGCAGCAGGCGATTATTGCGGATACGACACGCCAGCAGCAAATCGAAAAGAGCGGTTTGCCTTTCGCGCCTTCCATTGCTGCGAGCGCGCCGGTAGGTACTACGGAAGTTCAGTTAGCAGCCGCACGCAAACAGGTGCAGACGCAGAATGCGGCCTACGACAAAGCGACAGCGCCGGCGGTTCAAGGTGCCAAGGCGCTGTCCGACTTGGCGGCGCAGGCGTACGTTGCTGTAAAGAATAAAACAGTAAGCACAGGCGGAATCTTCAACAACGAAGCCGAGAACGTGGCCGAGCGCAAGGGCTTCGGTGGAGGTTCGTACTTACTCTCGTCGGACCAGCAAGAATTCGACAAGCTCACTTCCAATATGGTTCAGCAAATGCAGATGTTATCCAGCGCAAACGGTGGTGCGCGCTCGGCGTCCACGGCGGCGATGTACGCTAACTATGCTCGTGCCAAGCCTGGCGTTCGCCTGGCGCCCGAAGCTAACTTAGCAGTAGCACACGGACTGTTTGTGGGCGCGGCGGGGCAGGTTCAGATGAATACTTTTCTTGAGAAGTACAGGGCAGCGAACCCGGAAGCGACAGCGCAATCCGGCGTCTTGCAGTGGAACAGATACGAGCGGGCGGCCGGGCCAACGCAAATATTCGACCCGGCCAGTCGGAAGATGGTCCCGAACACCGTCTTGCTGCCGACCTTGGAAGATGGGACGCCGAACCCGGCCTACAAAAAGCCGGATGACTTCTTCAGCAACGGAGGGCACTTTTGATGCCGGATATCGACAACACGGGCCCGATCACCAACCCGACTACCGACGCGCAGGGGCGCGCTACGACAGGCACGCAAGCACCGCCGGAAGAAAACACGCCTGCGCCGCAAGCGACCGGCAAGCCGAAAACCATCCGTGGCGCTATCGGCGCGGATGAGCAGATCGGCAAAATGAAGAAGTCTGCGACTTCCGACGCCGCAATCAACAAGGTCTACCAGTCGTTGACGTTCGGTTTCGGCGCGGATCTCGACGGCGCTATCTTCGGCAAGCAGGCCGAGCACGTCACGCGCCAGATGCAGAAGGACTACGACCACGATAACCCGATGGCGGCGTTCGGTATCGACCTGGCAGCGGCAGCCGTACAAAGCGCTGCCGTTCCGACTGTTGGCGTTAGCGGAGTAGCAGGTACGATTGGGCGGCTCGCGACCGGCGGCGCGGCTATGGGCGCGCTACAAGGCGCAGGCGAGGGCGGCGACGCAGCAACGCGCGGAATGGCTGCTGCCAAGGGTGCCGCAGTGGGCGGCGCTATCGGCGGCGCGGCAGGCTACCTCGGCAAGATCGCAAAGCCGGCTCTTGAAAAGATGGGCGCTATCGACGCTTCGAAAGGTGCTTTCGAGAAAGTGAAGATGGCGCTCAAGAGTGAAGGCAAGACGATGGACGACTTGCAAAACTTCCTCGAGACGAACCCTAACGCGCGGGCGGCAGACTTCTCGCCCAAGGTGGCCGAAGCGGTAGGCAAGGCCGGCGGGGTAACGAACAAGACAAGCCAAGCTTTGGGAACCGCGACGCGTGAAGACGCCGAAGGCCAGTCCGGGCGCATCTCCGGCGAAGTCGCGCAGGGGCGGCCGCTCGACAAGGTCAAGCAGCAAATGATTGACGACCTCGGCAATCTTTCCAAGCAAACGAAAACCGCCTACAGCGCTTCGAAAGCCGAAATTGCGCCGATCACGCCGGAATTGCAAAAGACGCTCGACCACCCTGAAGTTGCACCGCTGCTCGCAAAAGCCTTGAAGGATTACGGCGGCGCGCGTGCGGCCGGCGTTGCCGATGTGGCGAATACGCCGAAATACAAAGCCGGATCGGAAATCCCGTCTGCCGTCCTCGATGACTTGCAGAAGTCGATAGGCAACGCCGCGCAAGAGGAAGGTACTGGGTCGATTCGCTACGGCACGTTGAAAGCTGCGCAGCAGGCGATTAAAGACCAGCAGTCTGACGCTACTAAGGGCGCTCAAGGCTTGGCGGCGCGCATGGGCGGCGATTCGCCTACAGCGGGCAACGCTTACGGTTCGGGCGTTATCGGCGCGCAAGAGTTCGGCCACGCATTCGCGTTCGGTCTCAAGAAGGCGGATACCTCCGCTTGGGATAAGATCAAAGGCAACCCGGAGATGGTGCAGTACGCACGCTTAGGCATGTTGAACGGCCTAGATGAGTACCTGGCGGGCAACAGCCGCATGACGGAAGGTTCGCTCACGAAGATCGCGGACAAGCTGCGCACGCCCGAAGTCGAGAAAGTTCTCGGTCCTAAAGGTGCAAACGACGTGCGTAAGGTGTTCGAGAAGGAAGCTGCGCGCCAGCGAGTTACCGCCGACATGTCGAAAGGAGGCAACCGTCAGGCGGCTTTCCACGAAGAGAACGAATCTCGCATGGCGTCACATGCCGCCAACGTCGTAGGCGGACTCGGCCACGTGGTCGGCACAACCGCGCGCTTGCTTACCGGTACAGGCATGTCCGAGAAGCAAGCACTCAACATCATTCAGATGGCGGCGAAGCCCGGCGGCCTGGCGAAAATCAAAGCGGGCGGCGCGCCTAAAAACGTGATGGATATTCTGCTTGCGGGCGCGAGCCGGATTGCGGGCGGCGCGGCGGCGTCAACCGACATAAAAGGCAGTCGTTAATTGTTGTCGCACAAGTAGAAAGCGACAAGGAAGGCGACGAACAGGAAAGCGATCATTACATTGCTCCTTCAGAAGTTTTGACCGGTACTTTAGTCCAGATCGAAACAGGATAGTCCATTTCGAGCCCGTTTTGAAAATAGACATGTACTGTACCGTCGGCGGCTAGCGACGTAACGCAGCCGGGAATGCCCGTAGTAAAAGGTAACTTCAGCAAGACGCCGACGCCCGTGTTGCACTCGTCAACGTTTTTAAAAAGAGCGAGCGTTCCGCCTGCTGCGTTTGCGGCCGTACCCATAAGCGTAACGTCGGCGTGCGCGGCGGCGGACAGCGCCAGGAGTGCAAATGCTAGAATTCGTTTCATGGTGATCTCCGTTTGAATGATCGAAGTATAGCAAATGCAAAATAGAATACAAGGACTTCCGTGAAAATTCTGCTTGTGGACTGTATCGGCGGCATGCTGGACTTCAGCATGAAATGCATCGACGCCGGCCACGATGTGCGCTTGTGGGTAATGCCGCGCGACAACGAGAAGCGCAACCCTATCGGCGACGGGTACGTTTCCAAAGTCGCGGACTGGCGCGCGCATATGGGGTGGGCGGATCTGATCGTAACGAGCGACAACGCGAATCTGATGGAAGACATGGAGCCTTATTTCAAGAAAGGCTATCCGATCTTCGGCCCGAACAAGGCTGGTGCGGATCTCGAGTTGAACCGGCAAGCAGGGCAAGCGCTTTTCAAGAAGGTCGGCATCAAAACGATGCCTTCGCAGGAATTCAAAGACTACGATACCGCGAAAAAGCACGTCAGTGAAACGATGGAGCGCTTTGTCAGCAAGCCGAACGGCGACGTAGACAAAGCGCTTTCCTACGTGAGCAAGAGCCCGCGCGACATGATCGGCATGCTTGACCGCTGGAAGAAAGAGCAACCGCAAACGCAGGGGTTCATTCTCCAGCCATTCGTTCGCGGTATTGAGATGGCGGTTGGCGGTTGGTTCGGTAAGAATGGATGGTCGAAATGGTTTTTGGAGAACATCGAACACAAGAAGCACTTGCCGGGCGACACGGGCGTGAACACCGGCGAGCAGGGCACGGTTATGCGGTACGTCAAAGAGTCCAAGCTTGTTGACAAGCTGCTCACGCCGTTGACCTCCTACCTCCATTCGATCAACTTTCGCGGTTACTTCGACATGGCTGCGATTATCGACGACAAAGGCGTTCCGTGGCCCCTGGAAGCGACTAGCCGCCCGGGGTGGCCTTGCTTCATTATCCAGACCGCGCTGCACGTAGGCGACCCTGCACAATGGATGCTCGACGCGCTGCACGGCGAGGACACGCTCGAAGTGCTTGATGAGACCGCCGTGGGCGTCGTGGTGACCATCCCTGACTACCCCTTCACTGCGTACACGAAACGCAACGCGACCGGTTACGCGATCTACAACACCGATCGCCTGGTGACGGAAGACATCCACTTCTGCGAAGTGATGCTCGGCGAAGTGCCCGACGAAGAAGACGACAAGATCGTCTACAAGAAAGGGCCGGTCACGTGCGGCGATTACGTGCTTGTAGCGACTGGTACGGATTTCGATATTCACGGTGCCGCCAAGCGCGCCAAGCGCGCGCTCAAGACAATCGAGATACCGCATTCGCCCGGCTGGAGGGATGACATTGGCGAGAAGCTCGAGCGCGACTTGCCTGTGCTCCAGGAACTCGGTTACGCCTTAGAGTGGCATTACTAAAATGCAATACAAGCTCAGTCCGCCGCCTGATCCAAAATCCAAGTTTGAAGATCCACCTTGGCAAACGTGGTTTTTCACTCTCTTCAAATTGTTCGGGGCCGGCAACCTCGGCAGCTTTACGGTAGCAACTCTGCCGAATAACCCAATTGTAAGCCAACAAGCATACGCAACCAACGGCCGGAAGGTCGGAGAGGGAGCGGGCAGCGGTACGGGGGTGCCGGTCTATTTCAGCAACGGGGCGTGGCGTGTTTACTCAACCGATGCCGTAGTAGCGGCATAAACAAAAGGAGCGTCAAAATGTACGGAGTCATGACCTATATGGGCCAGCTTACGAAGGAAGAGGCGAAAGCCGCGATGAAAGAAGCGCTTAACGAATGGCTGGATAAACAGTGGGCGCAGTTCGGTAAGTGGACAATGAGCGGCCTAGCCTCCGCCGCCATTGCGGGTTTGGCCTACGCCTATTCGAAAACTCATGGGTTCATCGGCAAATGAACGACAACCTTCAATACACGGGCTTGGCACTCACCGAAGAGTTCGAAGGGTGCCGTCTCAATGCTTACCAGGACTCAGCAGGCATCTGGACGCTTGGCTACGGGCACACGGCGGGCGTGGAGGCGGGTGACACTTGCACGCAAGCGCAAGCCGCCGCGTGGCTGCTAGCGGACGTTCAGTGGGCGGTTAGCGTGGTGCAGAAGGCGGTCACCGTGGCGTTGACTCAAAACCAGTTCGACGCGCTTGTGGACTTCGTGTTCAACGCGGGAAGCGGGAACTTCCAAAGCTCGACCATGCTGAAGTTGCTGAATGCTGGCGACTACGCGGGCGCCGCGCTTCAGTTCCCTCGATGGAACCAGGCCGGCGGGCAACCCGTAGCGGGCTTGACGCGTCGGCGCGCAGCAGAACAAGCGTTGTTCAACACGCCGTGAAAGCTTCGACGGGAATAGCGTGGTGGTCGAACATCGCCTACCTGGCAGCGACGATCTGCTTTGTCAAAGCGAATTGGGTAAGCATCGCGTCTGCTGAAATATGGGCCGTGTATCTTGGCGTGGTCGGCCTCCACATGTCCACTGACAAACTAATCGAACTTCGGTTTGGCCCCGCGAGGGACAACCAGCACAAGGATGACCAATGAGCCCCTACCTAATCACCGGCCTCGCGGCGGCGCTGCTTGGCGCTGCTCTTGCCGGAGGCGTCACGCACAAGATAGACGGCGCGGCGCTGGCGCGCGAACAAGCTTCACATCAAGCGGATCTTGCCAAGATCAACGCAGCATCGGCAGCGGCGCTCGCGGCGGCCGTAGTCAAACAGCAAGCCGCAGAAGGCCAAGTTGCTTCTGTTGAAGCCCAATACACCACTGAGGTATCGAATCATGCGAAAGACACTCTTGCTTTGCGGGCTCAGCTTGCTAGCGGCGCTCAACGGCTGCGCGTCCACGTCACCGGTTGTACTGCCGCCAGTAGCGGTCAAGGCTCCTCCTCCTCCGGCAGTGTTGATGACGGCGCCGCCAGTGCTGACCTCGACCCAACGGTTGCAAGCGGCATTATCCAAGTAGCCGCAGACGACCAAGCGGAGATAGACAAGCTTGCAGCCCTTCAGGCGTACGTGAAGAGCCTGCAAGATCAAGGGTTTATCGGGCGCTAAACAGGCATCACGTAATTGCGATAGTCAGCGTCTAAATCGCGTTGATCCTGCATGCGACGTTGCGTGTTGATCTCTCGCAATTCGATAACCGCAATTCGCGCTTCAGCGTCTTGCTTCAGACGCTGGATGCTCGACGCTTTGAAGAACTCCTGTATCTCTTTCTCTTGGCCTTTTCCGCGACGCAGGATGTCTTTGCTTTCGTAGGCTTTGCTCATACTTCCCTCTCCTTAAGAGCAAGCGCGCGGCGCGCCTCGTTGCGTACTTCCAGTGTGACAGCGTACGCCAGATCGTGGGTGTCGAGCAGGCGCTTGCAAAACGCCGTCATCGTCAGGATCGCTTCTACGTCGCTGCGCATCGGTACGCGGTCGGGGTTTCCGGGGGACACGCCAAGTGGGTACTGCGATAGCGCCTGCTGCTTGGCAGCGGCTTCCTTCATCGCAGCTTCGTTGTGCGGATAGTGGATGTGGACGTGTTGTTCGATTTGCCAGAGGCGATTTTCGCTCTGACGAACCTTCCTTTCTATTTCCTGGTACCACTCAATGCTCATGTTTGCCATTACTTTCTCCTCTTCATAGCTTTCATCAAAATGTCCTGTACGGACGCCTTAGTTTCCAACCGGTCCATCACATCTAAATCTACGGTGTCATGCGCCAAGATGTAGTGCAGAAACACCGGTCTGTTATGCCCCGCTTGCGCCTGGCGAGTCGGCCCGATGCGTTCGATGATCTGTTGATGCTCTTCAAGATTCCAGTTCACTGAGAAAAAGACAAGGATGTTCCCCCCGTCTTGCAAATTGAGGCCATGCCCAGCACTAGCAGGATGAGCAAAAAGAATAGGAATCTTCCCTTTGTTCCAAGCCCTGATAGTTTCTGGATTGGCATCAAGCACGCGGCCGCGAGGAAAAGCGGCAGTAAGACGAGCAAGATCATGCTTGAAATGGTAAGCAACCAAAACGGGTGCACCTCCTGCCTCTTCCACAATGTCGTCAAGGGCTTGGATCTTCGCATCGTGAACCTCCTGCCAGTGTTTCGCTTCGTCGGTGTAAATGGCGCCATTCGCAAGCTGTAAACATTTTTGCGTCTTGCTGGCGGCGTTCAGCGCTTCGATTTCTGTCGGTCCTAAGTTTCCTTCGAGCTCTAGGAACATCTTCTTCTCCATATCGCGGTACTGGCGCATGGCTTTCGCGGGCAACTGCACTTCAATGCGGTTTCGAATCGGTTCTTTCAAATCGAAATAGTCCTTCGCATCGAGGGATAAGCAAACATCGCTTATCAAACCCTGAATCTCTTCCTGCGCATGCGGCAGCGGTTCTAGGCCAAAGCCGTCATAGTTCTTTCGAAACCACCTTTCCGAGAAAGCTGTAAAACTTTTCCCGAGCCTCTGGCCGCCATCCACGAACCACATCGGCCCCCACAAATCTTTCAACCCATTGGGCGCCGGTGTCCCGGTGAGCCCGATCCAACGATCTACTTTCTTGTGCGCGACTTCCGCGAGCGCCTTGGCACGCTTCGTGCCTTGCCGCGTGCGGAAGCCCTTCAGCTTCGTTACCTCGTCCGCTACGATGGTCTTGAAGGGCCACGGGCGCGGGTTGTACTTGTAGTGATCGACTAGTTGAGGTAGCCATTCGTAATTTATCGAGTAGAGCGGCGTGTCTCGCCGCAAAGCAATAGTACGGTCTTGAGCCGATCCGAGTATCGGAGTCACCGGCAGATCAAACCCCCATTTTTTCACTTCGTCCGGCCAGGTGCTTTGTGCGACGCGCACCGGCGCGATGATCAAAACCGGCGCGTCATCCGCTAAGGCCAAAGATTCAAGAGCCGCTAGCGTGGCCGCCGATTTACCAAGTCCCATTGGGACGAAGAGGTTGCATCTCTCATTCTCCAGTATGAAATGGGTCATGAGATTTTGGTACTCACGCGGCGTGAACTTGCTCATAGTGCGGCGTAAGCCTCCCCGAAATGTGAAATAGCGGCGACTTTGTAGCACTCGTATGCCGCCTCCGGCGAAGAGAAGCTACCGAGGTAGGTTACTGCGCCGTTGATCGTAATCTGAGCACGCCATCCCGACTTTGCGTTTCGGGTAACCCCTTTGTAGCCGGAGGTGTTGTTCCGATTCTTTGATCGGTTACCGTTGTTTTGCTTCCGCGTGGCCGGCCGTAGGTTGGAGACTCGATTGTCATCGCGCTTGCGGTTGTGGTGGTCTATCTCCTTTGGAACTTCTCCGTGGTACATGAGATAGCCGATGCGGTGCACTTGCATGAGCTTCCCTTTGGCTTTTGCTTGCAGATATCCGCCGCTATCTAAAGAGCCGCAAGGCTTGCCCGTGCGCTTCCGCGTAAGTACGCCGGTCAGCGGGTCGTAGTCGAACAAACGGCGAAGTTCCTCAACGGTAATCACGATTTCCTCACCCTCTCAATAAAGTAATCCACGGCTTCCTTGCTATCAAGCACGAACACCATAGCGCCAGCGGCGAACAGCTTCTCGTGCTCGCGCGTTTGGTCGTCGCGCAAACCCTTACCCGGCGCCTTCAGCTCCACGAAGTACACCGAACCGAAATAGACAACGATCCGATCAGGAACACCCCGGTGGCCGGGGCTTCCGAACTTGCGCTGCAAGGCGCCGGATTCCTTCACGCGCTTGACGAAGTACCGTTCGACTTCACTTTCTCTCATCCCCGCCATCCAATCAGCAAACCGATACCCGCCATCACGACAATGGCAGCGACTAAGCAGAGCCGTTCGTGTTTGCGGCAAGCCGCAATGTCGTAACGGTGGTACGCGCCGAACGCTTGGTTGATCGTGCGCGGCGTTGGCCGGTAGTGTTTGTTATCTCTTGAAAACATTATTTCGGCTCCTCAACAGTGTAGTAATAAGGCGCGTCATTCATGCGCGTTGCTTTGTTGGCGAGGATCACGATTTCAAAAGCAAGCTTGCGGTCGTCGCGGCTCGTAACGTAAAGGCGTTTTGCCGTATCGAAGTCAACCCGAATGATCTTGTACATGTTGTTCTCCTCGTTTCGTTGAAAGAACTATAGCAAATGCAAAACGAAAACACAACTAGTCTTTTCTATAGCGGTAACCCTCAAACCCGGCGGCTGCCAACGGCAATCCTGATGCCCAGGCTGGCACGATAGCGAGTAGATTAGACAAGTGCTTATGCCCCCACAGCAAGCCGTCTGGCGCGTACGTGATCAGTTCATCGTGGATGCGAACGCGGATGCTGTAGCGCTCTTCCTCAATACGCGGCATGTTGTAGAACATCACGTCACGCGCCATCGCTTGGCAGATGTTTTCAAGTAACTTGCCGCCGTACGTGGTGAGTCTGGACCACTGGCGCGTGTACTGATTCTGCCCCTTGTAGCTGATCTGTCCTTCGTCGTTCACGCGCGGCGACGGATAGCACAAAGCGCGATCACTTGGCAGGATACAACGAAGCCAGTTGCCTTCACGCCGGAACGTAACGTGGCCGACACGGAAATTCTCGCCGGGTTCGTTGATCGCGTTGCGTGCGGCACCTTCGAGCTTCGCCCATACCGAACTGATAGCGCTGTTCGATGCCCGCCACATGCGTTTAATCGAGTCGCATACACAAAACGTGTCGTGCGAAAGGCCGTAGGTGTTTCGCTTCGTCTCGACGGACCAATTCCAGAAGTTATCTGCTTCCGCCCACACGCTATCAGGAATCGCGTCACGCCCGGTGCGCGCAAGTTCGTCCAAGTCGATGCCGTAAGTCGCGGCTCCCGTCAGGAATGCGCCTACACCGCCGCCGTAAGCAAGCATCAACTCCGTCACCTTACCGATCTGGCGCAGCTTCTTAGTGACTTCTGCGAGCCCTACGCGGAACGCTTCCGAGTAGGCTTTCACGTACAGGTCGGGGCCGGTGCCGGCGTCGTAATCCCGAAACGCTTGCAGCTTCCAGTGTTCGCCGGCGACCCACGCCGCAACGCGCCCTTCGATGTTCGCCAAGTCCGAAACCACGATCTTGTAACCCGGCGGCGGGATGATGACGCTGCGCATCGTGTTGGAAGTGAGTTCCATCACGTTGTCAGTGATCAGATCCGCGCAGCCAGCCTTGATAGCGTCAATACCTATCTCGATATCACTCTGAGATATCGTAGGCCGCATCATGTTACCCGGCTGGAAGAGCCGGTGAGCGTCGCGGCCGGTGCGTGCGGCGCCGTTGAACTGCGTCAGGCCGCGCAAGTACCCGTCACTGCTGACGCCTTTGATTAGGCGTTTGTATTTGCTTACCGAACTGGTAGACGCTTGTAGTCGTATGGCAATCAGTTCACGAAGGCCGTCCGGCAGTGATTGATCCAGGAGCCGTCGCTCAAGAGTGTCCGCTCGCATATCGGGCAAAGTAACCCCGTAAGACCGGAGAATGTGTCCAAGAAGCAGGTCCCGCTGATTGGCGCTGCCGACTTCGCCATTTGTTGCAGCGCTAACATCCGCAGCAAGGCCGGCTTGCGCAACGTCAACCGCTTCAATCGCCTTTTCTGCAAGTTCCGTATCGACATAGATACCCGCCATGTTCATTCGTTGATCAAGAAACCATAGGTTCAATTCTGCGGCGTTGTTCGGGTAGTTCCACTTCGGCATCTTCTTGTGCAGTTCACGCATCGCGCGAATGTCTGACTTCGCGTATTCCTTGAACTCTTCCCACTCGGCCGGATGCGTCAGGCGAGTCTTGCGCCGCAACTTGCTTGTTTTGCTTTGCGGTTTACAAAACATCTGAATCAGTTGCTTGCCGCGTTTGCCCTTCGCGTTGTCGCCGAGCTTGAATATTTCGGAGAGCGCGCCAAGTGAACCCGGCAGCCCATGGGCGAGCGCCTGGACCATCGTGTCGCGCCATTTCCAATCGTCCATTGCGTAATAGACTTCCGGCAACGCGTGTTTGATCACAACACGATCGAACATGCCCCCGTTATGCCACCAATACTCCTTGGCTTCAAGCACTGCGTTCGCTAGATCTGAGGGTAGATGGCCGAGGGTCAAGTCCCAACACTGAACAGGGCCGTCATCAACGGCCCACGTCATCAGCATTATTTCGGCGTGCTCGGCGTATTTGTGGACCCCGCTAGTCAGCGGCTCCTCACTAAAGGTTTCCGTATCAAGCCAGAGTTTCATCTGCTTTCCCGTCTTCGAACCCTTCGTCGTAGGCTTCCTCGCGCGCGGTCTGTTCGGCGTCTTCGATATCTTCCGCCGTGTACTTTTCCTCGCCGGTAGTAAGACGGTTTAGCGCCTCGTCAAGTGCGCGCACGTCATGCGGGCTACTGTAAATCCAGCGTTCTAATTCAGCATCGCTCAGTGTCGTGTAGCTCAGCATTTCTATCATCCTCAGTTGTCGCCGGCTTTCTGATTCCGGTAGCCGGCGACCGGTTAAGCTTTAAGCGAGGTCGTCAACTTCCGGCGCGTCAATCGCGTCGAAGTCATCGTCCTTCGCAACGCCCGCACCACCGAAGCTGTCGCCCTTGCCGGCAAACTGAATGCCGAGCAGCGAAGAGCGAACCCCGCTGTTCGTGCCTGCCTGGCAGTAAATCGACACCTTGGCGTTCACATAGCAACCGGCGTACAGGCGGCCTTCGTTACCAGTCAACTTCGCAGCCTTGCCCGTGGCTGGGTCTTTGATGTTGTCGAGCAGTGTCGGCTTGCCGTCTTTCTGCTTGCGATGCGATCCGAGCGCAAACATGCCTTCGAAACCTTCGTACACTTCGCCGGACTTGTCCTTCTTGTTCTTCGGGTAGCACCATTGCGTCTTGCTGCCGCGCATGTCTTCCAGCATGCCTTCAGCCTTCTTGCCCCAAAGCGTTGCCGCTTCGGTCTTGATAGCGTTCTGGATCAGCTTGTCGTTCTCGCTGCCGGGTTCGACAATGAACGTCGCCGAGTGGCGGAAGTTCTTGTTACCCTCGTAATCTTCGGCGTCGCCGAGTGCGGATTGGCAAAATGCGATACGTACGTTCTTAAGCATCAGTTCCATGATATTTCCTTAGTTTAAAACGGGATATAGGATAAGACTTTGCGAAGTTCGAAGCCGTTCAACTGATCCTCGACGACTACTCTCTGGGCCTGGTCTTCACTGCTGAACGGCCCGAGCCTGACTTCGTCGTTGACCTGAATCAGCCAGTACTCTACGTAGAGGTTTTTCAGCATAAATCCTCCGCTTCAAAGCCGTCTTCGACTGGTTTAATTTCAAGTGCCGGACGCTTGTCCGAATCGAGTGCAACGTGGGGCTTGCCGGCGGGCTGCACGATCAGCGCTTCGATGTGCTTCAACTGGCGCGGCCGATCTTTCATCACTTCGAGGATCGGCTTCGGGCCAAGAAGCTTGAAGCTGTACATCTGGTCGAGCTTCACGCGGAACTTCTTGAGCATTGCCTCCGCTTCTTCGTCAGAGGCCCATTGGCGATTGCCCTTCTTGCCGGCGACGAGCTTCACGCCAGGAATCGACTTACCCGCCAGTAGTTCCAACTCGATACGAGCGCGGACTGCTTTGATCCAATCTTCGATGATCTCTAGCGCTTCAAACTTAGCCGCCAGTTTGCTCGCAGGAATCAAAGAAGCGTTGATCTTCATATCGCGTTCGTCATCCTCGATTGCCTCAAAAGAAGAACCGATAGCTTCCTCAACGTGCGCGACGCGCGCCGGACACACAGCAGCGGCTTTGCACCACTGGCAACCTTTTTCGGTTACTTTGAAGTTCTGCGGTATGAACTTGTAAGTACCAGGCATCTCAAGCGCTGACTCCCGGAGGTACAGTGCCACATGAGCGGCGGGCTTTGCGACTTTCTCAACCCAATCCAGCAAGGCAGTAACCCGAATCGAAGGCGCTTCAATTGATTCCTTGCTCCGCGCTGGCTGCTCGATGATCAGCGTCACGTGCATGAAGTCATCGGTCAGGGCGTACTTCTCGATGATTCCCGCACCGTAAAGCTTAAGCTGCGGGTTCTCTTCAGCAGTCACTTCCGAGTAGCCGAACTTAGCATCGATCACTTCAACGAAGTCGCCAAGCGTCGTGTAAACACGCAGCACAACGTCAGCCCGACCCGTGGCGCCTTTCTCGCCGGTGATGTGGTCGATAGGTACGTCCTGCTCCAGGTCCATCTCGACACGGTAACCCAGGTTCTCGTAGTTCTGAATCCGGGCTCGCACGTTGTCGACCACGTTTTGCACGTCGGCGGCGAACGCTTCGTCAACCTTGTGGCCCTTGACCATAATGCGGCCGAGATAGAGCGAAGCATCCGTGCCGAAAGTCAGGCAGTCGGTGAGCAACGAGTGCTTATCCGTTCCCAGGTCGGCAGCCGTGTCGGCCGTATCAGGCTGACCCATTTCCGCCGCCAGTGAGTTGGCACACGCAAGCCACTTCTCAGACGACGACGGCGAAGCTATGGCGTGGTATTCACTCATGCGCCTTCTCCTTCCTTTCAATCGACTCGATGGCGGCAATCGCAAGCGCGGCTATCTTGACCAATCGCGGCTTCGCGCCCCCGCCGTTGAAGTCGATAAGGCTTAGTTGCTTGGCAATGTACGTCGCCCAGTCATCAACGATATTTAGGTCATCCGCAGCAGGGCCGCCCCATTGGGAGTCTTGCGCGTTTCGCTCGGCCATAACTTCGCCGATGACGGTTAACTGCTCACCTGTGAAAGAAGGCATGCTAGTCGTCCTCTCCGTTAATAACCGTTTCAGCGTAGGCGATGTAGTCAGCCCACTGTCCTTCGTCCAGTTCGGTAGCGCGCTTCACGCCGAACCGTGAAAGGGCATCGATAGTCACGTCGCGGCCCTTGGCGGCCGACAGCGCGTTCGTTGCCCTCTTCACGTCGTCATAAGTTACCGGCGCGGATTCGCTCTCGGAAGCGGGCGAAATGTCGGTAGTGGTCGTTGAAGCGGTCGACAAGTCCGGCGCGGAAGGCTGCTCCGCAATCGGTTCCTCCTTCGCCTGAGGCTTTTTTGCTTTGGACTCCTTAGCAACTGCGGCGTCTTCTTTCACGGCGCTCACATCGGAACGTGATTTGTTCAGCGCTTCGGTAAGTGCCTTAACAGCGGCAGTCAGTTCTTCAATACGCGTTTCAAGCATTTCGTTTTCTCCTAGGGGGTTGTGTACCGCAGGAAGAAATTTAAACGACGAGATATCGGCGTGTCAAGCGAATTTTGCACTTGCTATTCTAGTTTGCGTTTGCTATAGTTCTCTCACACAAACAAGGAGAGTACTAAATGAAAGCATTTCACGGTGACGCGGCAGTAAAGCAGAAGTATCTGGATCGGCTGAAGGCGCATCACTCGGCGGATGAAATCGTGCAAGGCGACGGTTGGAACGGCTCGCACGGTTGCGCGGTTGGTTGCACGCTGAACGCGTACGACCACTCTGCTTATGAAAACGAACTCGGATTGCCCAGGTGGCTGGCGCACTTGGAAGACCGAATCTTCGAGGGCCTACCGCCAGTTGAAGCGCAGCAGTTTGCGGTTGACTTTCTGGAAGCTGTACCCGTCGGCGCGGACGTTGAGAAAGTGCGCTGGCAGCTTGCGGTTCAACGGCATACACAAGCGCAAGACCGATTGTTGACGAACAAGGAACCCTACGCCTTGCAGTGCGTCGCCGCTATCGGTTTGGTGATCGCGTATTGCGCTTCCGAAGACAAAACAGAATCGGCGCGGTCGGCGGCGGAGTCGGCGGCGGAGTCGGCGGCGCGGTCGGCGGCGCGGTCGGCGGCGCGGTCGGCGGCGGAGTCGGCGGCGTGGTCGGCGGCGTGGTCGGCGTGGTCGGCGGCGCATTATGAGTGGGAAGCAAAAACACTTCTCGAGGTGCTGCGCGCAGCACCGCAGGAGGCGTGATGGGAATCGCAGTTTTCAAAAAGTGGATGGGCGAATCGACACCGGCTGAAAAGAAAGCCGTCGCCGCGTTCGCCAAAACATCGGTGAGTATTCTCCACCAGTTGAACTATGAGAAGCGCAGCAACGGCAAGCCGTACGTCGCCAGCCCTGACTTGGCAGGCCGTATCGCATCAGCTATCAGCTTCGTGAACGATGCTGCGCGTCACAAACCGCTGCCGGCGGTTGGACGTGGCGACTTTGCATCGGCGTGCGGTAAGTGCCCCTATTACAAATCGTGTGAGGATTTTAAAGAATGACATCTCCCACCCCCTCACCGATCTCGGATCAAGCAGCAGACTTGCCTATCGCTAAGCCTAATTACGTGGTCGTCTACGCCACCCGCGACGCCGTGCCAAGAGATGCGCAGGATGCCGCACGTTGGAGATATGCAGTTAAGCATTGGCTTGAGGAACACAGCGCAACGAAACTGGCCGATGAGGCTATCGCTGCTAGCGCGCCGAAGGAGAAGGCGGAATGAAACCGCTACTCGCTTTAATGCTTATTCCGACACTCGCCCACGCGGGCTCTTGGTTCGATTTCGAGGCAGGCGTCGGGCTCCAACAATCCCGCGACATGGGCGACGGCACCTGGTATCAGGCAGGCGTCCCGCACCAGGAGAAGTTGCGCTCACCGGCGTACCTGGCTGGGTTCACGGGCGAACTGTATGCCCGCGAGAAGTGGTCGCTGCACTATCACGCTGATTACGTGTACTTCGGCGAAGTGTCGGCTTCGTGCACGTGCGTAACGGATGCGCAATACAACACCCGAACGCGCCGAGCTTCCGTACCAGGCTACATCCCGTTCAACGGCCACGGGCACACGCAGGGCGCCGCGCTAACGCTCGAGCCGGGGTACGCGTATAACGGCGTACGCCTGGCGGCGGAAGGCGGCCCGTGGCTCTACTGGGCGACGTGGCACGTTACGCACGACGATCCGGCGCAACCCGGCGCGTTCAACCTTGACCACAAGACGCACATGCAACTCGGTTGGGTGGCCGGCGCGCGTGTTGAGTACAAAGACTTTTCGGTTTCGTATCGCTACTACACTGCCAGCCCTTCCTGGACTCGCTATCCGGGTTTGGTGACTGGAACCCACATGCTCACTTTGGTTAAACGCTTCTGATACACTGCGCCTGTAATCTCCTCAGGTGTTGCTTGAGCCCGCCATTCGCGGGCTCTTTTTTCGTCTTGTGGTTTTGGAAAACGAAGAGTACATTGTGTATCCCAACGTCTCACACTGAGGAATTACAAGATGCTTATCCCTATTGACGATGTTCTGTCTCTTATTCCCGTTTCGCGTGCCACGCTCTACCGTGAGATGCAGCGCAACGATTTCCCTAAACCCGTTCGCATGGGGCGGCGCGTGATGTGGGATTCGGATGAAATTGCTTCCTGGGTGGAAAGCCGTAAGGATCTTCGCGAGGAAGCCGTATGAACCCGTACTCGGTTCAACACCTGCTCGGCAGATCCCTTAAGCATTCGTGCTATCTGCGGCCGAGCGAGTTTATATCGGGACGCGGACGTTTGCGGCCGGCGCCCTTCCGCTGGAAGTTGTTGACGACGCTTGTGTTTGCGGCTACTCGTTTGTCGGAGGCGCGGTGAAAGCGATCGAAACGCGGTACAAAGGCTACCGGTTCAGGAGCAGGCTTGAAGCGCGGTGGGCGGTTTTCCTAGACGAACTAGTGGTGGATTGGGCCTACGAGCCTGAAGGTTTTGAGCTTGACGACGTGGGTACGCGGTATCTGCCGGACTTTCTTGTCACGCCTTTCGGAAAGAGCCCCTTCTGGTTGGAAATTAAAGGGGTCAAGCCTTCTGCCGAGGAAATCCGCAAGGCTTGTCTGCTGTCTAACGCGCACTATGCGGTTCACCTGTTCAGCGGTTGCCCCTCTGACTTGAAGCACTACGTACTGTGCGTGCACGGCACCGAGCGCGCTTCTACACACCCGTCGGAGGGCCAGGTTATAAACGCGGTGAAAGGCTTTTGTGGGATGTTCAATCGAGATGCCCGGCAGGTGCGTGAAGCGCAGATGGCGGCACGCGGCGCCCGTTTCGAGTTCGGGGAAAACGCATGATTCAAAAACCAGAAGTAAAAATCAAAGTGTCACCTGGCGCGATTCCTGCAGAACTGAAGGCGCTTGATCGTTGGGTATTGTGGAAGCATGTTTTCGATGCGCGGCAAAAGCGCTGGCTCAAAACCCCGTTCCAAGTGAAAGGTACGACGGCGAAGTCGAATGACCCCGCCACGTGGGGCTCTTTCGAGTCGGTGTTCGCTAAATACGAATCTGGTTCGTTTGACGGCGTGGGGTTCGTCTTTAACGGCGACGGCATCACCGGCATCGATCTGGACGACGTGGTTGACTTGTGCGGCGAGCTCTCGCCCAAAGCACAGCAGGTGCTAGCGGAAGTCCCGGGATACGCTGAAAGGTCCCCTTCAGGCGACGGCCTCCATATCATCACGCTATCCGACCCCGTTGCGACCGGTAAGAACAAGAACGGCGTGGAGGTCTATTCCAGCGGTCGATATTTCACGTTCACCGGCGAGCAGATCAACGGCCACACGGCGCTGCCGGCCGAGCGTCAGGATATCTCGCCCTTCCTCGCAAAACACTTTGGCGAGCAGGCTAAGACTGTAAAAGAAACGAGCGATCTTGACGACGCACTTTCTGAAAAGTCAGCGGTGGGGCGCAGCATTGCCCACATGCGTGAAGTTCTTAAGCACATCGCGCCGCCGGAATACGAACCGGAGTGCACGCCCTATATTTGGGCGCTGCACCATGAGTCGGGCGGATCTGAAGAAGCGCGCGAGCTTGCGCACGAGTGGCTTAGGGGCGACCTGCACGGCGACTCGCAGGCTAAGTACGATGACGCCTACGTCGATGAGCGTTGGGGCCGTTCACAGGACGGGAAAGCGAACGCCAAGACCTGGCGGTCGGTAGAGTTCGAGGCAAAAAAGAACGGTTGGACTGAAAAACCTGTTCAACAACCCCTTGGCGAAGAGTTCGTGCCGGCGGCGCGGTTTGCTTCCGAGCAGAAAGTCGAGTGGCATATTAAACACGTGCTTCCTAAGCGCGGTTTGATTGTCGTCTACGGCGCGCCGGGTTCGTCTAAGTCCTTCTTCGCTTTGGATATGGTCGCGCACGTGGCGCGCGGTCTGCCATGGCGCGGCCATCGGGTGAAGCAGTCCAAGATAGCCTACGTGGCAGCCGAAGGCGTGGCCGGCTTCGGATCCCGTTTAGCGGCGTACTCGAAAGGGCACGGCGTCTCGCTCGATGACGTGCCGGTGTTCGTTCGCGGCGGTTCGCTTGTGCTGAAAACCCAGGTGCTTGCGCTTTGCGAGTCAATCCAGAAGATAGGCGGTGTCGGGATTGTCGTTATCGATACGCTTTCGGCAGTCACCCCCGGCGAGAACGAAAACGTCTCTGAAGGCATGGGCTTGGCCGTCAACGCCGCGAACCTTATCATCGAATCGACCGGTGCCAGCGTCATCCTTATCCACCACACGAACAAGACGGGCGAGATGCGCGGTTGGTCCGGCTTGCTTGGCGCGGCCGACAACTCTATTCGTATCGAACGAAAAGACGACGTACGCACCGCGCATATCGAGAAACAGAAGGAAGGCAAAGACTCCGCCGAGTACGGGTACAAGCTGCGCGTGGTTGACCTGTATGAAGACGAGGACGGCGATATGGTGACTTCGTGCGTGGTTGAGGAATCGGAAGAGATTGCAAAGAAGCCGGACGGCCGCAAAGAGCGCAAACCGCGTTCAGGCGAATTCGAGACAAGCGACAACTATGCGCAAGCACGTCATTTCCTCCAGGTGATTGAGGAACTTGTTGGTTTGAGCGAGGCGAACATAGATGAAGCGGACATCATTTCAGCGATTCAGAGCGATGAAAAAGCTAACCCGACCGGTCAAGAGGACACCCCTGCAATACGCAGCATCAAACGCACGCTACACACCCTAGGGCTTAAAGGGAAGATTAAGAAGGATGGCCGCTGGATAAGGCTTTGCGCCGATTGACACACCCTAGCACACCCTACGTGCACAGCTTACACACGCTACAGCACACCCTACACACCCTACACCCCTGCCTTTAGGCAGGGTAGGGTAGGGTGTCCGAAAACTTACAAAGAGTAATTTATGATTTCAACACCCCTGGCAGGAATCCCCAAATGAAGCGCGAAGACGAGGTGCTGTGCACAACCTGTGGTCGAGCATTCCCGATAGGGCTGGTAGAGATGGTGCGCTTGCGGCATCCGCTTTGGTGTAGCGAGTGCATCGCGCATGCCGATTCCAGACTATCTGAGGTGGCTACAAGGGCTTCGCGGATCGGAGAGGTACTTGGGGAGCGGTAGACGTGAAAAAAGCCCGCTAAGGGCTTTTTGTTCGGTTTGGATCTTTTTGATCAGGCGGTGATCGGGCCGCGTGCGACGCGCAAAGCTTCGCGGTTCATTTGGTAGATAACGGCGCGCATGTCGCGCTTGTTGCCGTTGATACGCACAATGAAGTCCATCGGTTGCGCGTCGGTTGCTACGATTTGAACCATGTTCGATTCAACAATCTTTTCGAAGATCACTGCGGCCATTTTGTTTCCCCGGTTGCGTTTCAGTGATTCCAGTATAGCAAATGCAAAACGGAAAGCAAGAGAAACCTGCAAAGTTTTGCAGGTTCGCGGTTTATGCAAAGTTTGTAGGTTCAGAGGAACAGCAGGACGGGAACGATTACTAGCCAGAAGAGCAGTATCCACAGAAAGACAAATCTCATTTTGTGAAAGGTCTCGGTTGTGTCATACGGTCGAGCGCTTCGGTTGCGATGCTCACAGCCGCCTGGAAATCTTCGCGGATAACCTTATAGGCGTATGGCTTGCCTTCCTCGCTGATTAGGCAAAGCGGTGCCCAGCGTGTGCGGTCTTCGAAACGACGAGCCCTTTGGTATTCGTTCACAGTGCACCCCCAAGGATAGCGAACACGAGGCCGGCGCCTGCCAGCACGCACAGGAGACCGGCCAGGGCCGGCACCACAATGGCTTCGAGCAGGCGCTCAGAAGGTTTTCCGATGTTTAGCACCACACCACCTCGGCGTAAAAGATTGTGTGAAAGTAGCAGTGGATCAGATGGTCGCCACGGCACCGGTAGTCGCAGGAATGCAGGATTGCGTCTTTGAAGTTATGATACGTGTGCTCGAACATGATCGCTCCTCAGGTATTCAGCAGATGCTTCAGTGGGCGCAAGTTTTGATTGGAACAGGAGCTTGACGTGCGCTTCGTCAAGGCTCCACCTAAGAATAGGCTTTTTGGTGAGAACGATTCTGCAAAATCGATCACGCCAAAAAGCATATTCCTGTTCGGGGTCAGACTTCCTCATACTCGCCTGCGACAAGCCGCGCAGCTAGAGCACGCAAGCACTCAGCACGGAATTCAGCAGACAGACCGGACGCGAAATGGGGATTGTTTTTGTAGCAGAGGACGAGTTGGGCTAGGTTTGACATTTTGCTGTTTCCTGTTAGAAATAGAAACCAGAGAAGATGCGTGCCGCAAGCAGGCGGAGCGTCGAGTCCTGCATCGTTGCGCAAACTACGTTTGCCGGCACACGGTTGCGGACTTCGTTCAAGGTGTTTGCTGTCTTGCTCATTTCGTTTCTCCAATTGCGTTTCAGTGATTCCAGTATAGCAAATGCAAAACGGAATGCAAGAACTATTTGCACACGTTAAACGACATGCTTCCACGTCTTTCGGTTGCGGATGAACAGCACGCAAACTTGCGACACGCCGAAGTCTGCCGCGATAGCGCGCATAGGGCGTTTGTCTGCACGGATAGCGCGAACGTCATCTTCTGTTAGCTTTGCTTGTTTGCTGTTTTCGCCCCTTGTCTGCGTGCCGTGCCGCTGCTTGTCTTGCATGTTCTGCGTATGCGTTCCCCAACTGAGATTGCCCGGTCGGTTGTTCGTGTAGTCGTTGTCATCGTGTCGGCACTCCATACCCTCAGGACACGGGCCGACGAACGCCAGCAGCACCAACGTATGCGCCTGGAAGCGCTTGAGCATGCCGTGCTTGCTCAACATCACCTGGCGCCGGCCCTGCTTGTTGTGCCCGAACGCCAGTATCTGTTTTTCCTTGCGCACACCACGCGCTATTGCATCAGGCGTCATACGCACCATACTGCGCACGCGACCCTCATCGCTTACTTGGTAGAATCCTGCATAGCCCGGTACGTCTTTCCACGTTTCCATCTTGATAACCTCATTAGGAGTTAGCTTCATGTCTATCTTATCAGAAGAGATAGAAGCTTTCCACAAGCGCATACGCGCACGCGCTCTGTTGATGGCTATCGAGTGGGCGGGCAGCGCTTCGGAGCTAGGCAGGCGGGCAGGTGGCACGCGCTACGCAGGCGGAACATGGGTCAAGCGGGGTTGCATACCGGCAGTGTCCGCGAAGCGCTTGGCGAAGCTTCCAGGCTTTCCGGTTACGGCTTTCGAGCTGGTGTTGCCTGTTGACTATTCGGCGGTAGGCCGCCGCAAGCTCTGCCCGCACTGCTGGCGAAGCATCAAGCCGCACGGACGACAGACAGGGTGTTCGCCCTCTTTTAATAGAAGGACCAACCGCGCCGGTAAGAAGCCGGCCGCGAAGCGCCCCGTGCAAGCTGCGAGCGCGCCAGCACGCAAGCGGCAGCCCGCGGCTTGAAGGCCCCTCCTTTGCGCGTCGCGTGCTGTAAGTCATTGATTGCAAACGACTTCCGTATGTTAAACCGATGCGACGTAATCAACGTTATCAACCGTTCGCAGCGTGGAACAGCCTGTTCGTTGGTTCCACGCCACAGTTTCCGGGCTACCTACCGGTCGGTCGGTTTTTGGCCGGGCCCTCGGGGGTAAATTCGCGGTAACTGTAACTGTTACTACCCTGTTTCTAAAATTGCCGCAAAAACAAAGGGTTAACAGTTGTAAGCTAATCGTAAACAGCTAATTCTGCAGATTTGCAAATAGCGGTTAGCGTTCTGCCAGACAGAACGTGCAAACCGTGCAGAAACGCACATGTTGTCAGCGGCACGAATTTTGACAACATTTGTTGTAAATCTGTACACGCGATTTCGGGCACATATACCGACCACCTTACCAACGCTCACAACCCTTACGTGTCAAGCCCTATAAACTCGTGGCTTGTCTTCCCACTTCGGAGTAACAGATCATGGCTACAGTTCTTCTTCAAGTCGCAACCGTGGACGCAACCCTGCCTGCCGGTATCACGTCAGGCAAGCTGCGCTTTACCCTCACGGCATCGGCCGGCACCGTGTTTGCCACGCAAGACGTGGATGCACTGGTGGCAACCTTCTCGGCAGTTGTTGCCGATACTTACACGGCAACGGCTCAACGCCTCGATTCGACGGGTGCGAATCTCGGCACCCCTTTTTCGATCAGCGTGGTTGTGGGCACGAGCACAGTCACCACGTTTGCACAGCCGAGCTCGATGACCGCGACGGTGACGCCGTGATAGCCCTGCTGATTTCGATTCTGAGATATTTTCAGAGTTGCGAGAAGCGGACCACGAAGTTGCCTGTAGCGATGGTCGCTAAGGTGGATTGAAAGAGGCCCCGAAAGGGGCCTTTTCTTTTACAGGTACTTCTTGGCGAGCGCGTACAGGCGGGAGACGCCTTCCATCAACGAGAAGTGTTCGAAGGCGTCAAACACGTGGGCGAGCTCGGACACGGGGAGGGTTTCAACAGAAGGGACAGCGCCAGCCGTAGCGGTTGAAGGTGTCACAGCCGGCGCAACGTTTGGGACTTCAGCGCCAGCGGCAGGAGCAGCGCCAACCGGCGGCTCGGAAACGACCGCAGCCGGCGCAGATACGTTTGGGACTACGGGATTTTCTACAGCGACAGCAGGCGTCGGGACTTCGGTGCCGGGGGTTTGGACTTCGCTCATCGTGTTGCTCCTTTAGGTAAGGGTGTAGTATGCTTTGCACATGATGCAGAAGCAAGTTGTAAGCATTCTCACGCATGCGCTTTCTGATGTGTGCCGGCTTTCAGGTATAGCCGGCGGGACGGGAGATCACAGCCCTATCAGCCCAACTCTATTCAGCCTGAACACGCGGCTTGCGGAGTGACCGTTCGAATCGGTTAGGAAAGCGCAGTCGTGAGAGTGACGGTGTTACCGAAGGTATCCGGAGTTGGCCTGCCCGGACGCTCTCGCCAACTTAAAAAGTAAATGACAAACACAAAAATCCCGTCCACGGCAGGGCAACTGGCGGTTCCTGACTGGGACAAGCGCAACGCGTTCGTCGCCGCCTACTTCGAGACGGGCAGCCAGGATAAGGCGATACTGATTGCGGGAGTCCACCGCAACACGGCTTTGAAGTGGAAGGCGGAAGCGTGGTTCGACAAAGCGTTGAAGGAGTTGAAGCGCGCCGGCGACAAGCATCTTGATGGCCACATCACGAAGATCCTGGCGAAGACACTGGTCGCGCTCGAGCAGCGAATCGATGAGGGCGACGAGAAGGTACTCATCACCAAGGAAGGTGTTTTCCGAGCTCAGCAGAAGTTGACAGCCAAGGATCTGGCGATCGTAACCGGTGTACTCTTCGACAAGCGCACGGCGATCAGGCGTGAGCCTGAAGTGGACGACAAGGCGGAAAGCGCGTTGGACCGAATTGCGGATAAACTTAGGCAGTATGCGTTGAACGAGAAGTTGACGGGCAAGGGTGAAGTGGTGGATGTTGAGTCAAATATAATAGAGGATGATTTATGCTAACGCGAGTGGTGTACGGTACGAGCACGCAAACCGATCCGGTACTTCTTGAGCGTGAAAGGAAGCTGCTGGAATTTTCTATGCGAGAGGTGATTGAGATGGCAACGAAAGGCAAAACGATTAAGCCCGACCGCGAAGCGCAGCCGAAGAAAGGCGGTAAGGGTAGCCCCAAGAAGCCGAGCCGGGGCGAGCGCACGACTAAGCACAAAGCTAAAAAGGCGATGTGATGGTAACGACCCGGGGTTCTACTCCGAAGTCGCTCATGGCCGGCGGCAAGTGCAAGCCTACTCGCGGTGCGAAGAAGTGCGTTCACACCAAGTCCGGCGGCAAGTTCACGGGCTCGGCCAAGGGCGGCAAGTCTTCGGGTAAGGGTGGGAAATGAAAACAATGCGTAAGCCTAAGATCAGCTTCAGCCGGGGCAAGTGGCGGGTGTACGCCAATAGCGGTATGTGGACCGGCGACGTTGTTCGCGCGATGGATTTCGCTTTTGAGTTGAACAGTCGGGGCAGCAAATGATCACGCCAGCTTCGAGCGCGGTGATGCAGACGGCCGCAGGCAAGCGCACGTCGGCGGAGTGGAATAACTTCCTCCGCTGGTACTGCACCTCCGGCAATTTGTACTTCGAAGACCGCAATACTGCCTGGCAGAACTGGCAGACGGTGCGCGCGCACATTGACGACGAACATGGGAAATAAACCGCGCATCCACATGTCGCAGGGCGTGTGGTTTTGCTACTCCTACGTCATCTTCCCCGCGTGGACCCGGCTAGGATCCGGCGGGAGCCCGGTTACGGCGTTCCTCAACTGGAAGAAGTCATGCCTCTGAAAAAAGGAAAGAGTAAGAAAGCCGTTTCTTCGAACATCAAGACGGAGATGGCCGCCGGCAAGCCGCAGAAGCAGGCGGTGGCTATCGCTTTGAGCACCGCGCGCAAAGCCAAGAAGAAACCGAAATGACCTACACGCCCGTGTTCGCCGTGAAGTACACGTTTTGGAAATACGGGAAGATGGAATATACCAAGATTAGCATTTGGGGTTCGCTTCAGTAATGGCGAGCCGCAAGCCTAAAGGCAAACTCGACGTCGCGCTCATCGAAGGCTTCCAGAAGCATTACTTGTGGGAGCGCTTCGATGACTCGGTAGGCACCGCCGACTTCCACCGTACGATGTGGGCGGAAGCGTGCGACCCCGCGAAGAAGCGCTGCGCGTGGGCCGCGCCGCGCAATCACGCCAAGTCAACCGCGATCACGTTCACGTTTGCGATGGCGGCGATCGTGTTCCGTCTGCGCGATCACGTGATGATCGTCTCAGATAGCGAGACGCAAGCCGTCCACCAGTTGAAGGAAATCAAGAACGAGTTCTACGAGAACGAGGAACTATGCCGGGATTTCGGTTTCCGCGCGTTCCTGAAGGACACTGACGCGGAGATGATTATCGAATTCTCGGACGGCTACCAGTGCCGGGTTTTCGCCAAAGGTTCGGAACAAAGGCTTCGCGGGCTCAAGTGGCGCAGCAAGCGCCCCAACCTAATCCTGGGCGACGATCTCGAGTTCGATGAGATCGTCACGAACCCCGAACGGCTCAAGAAATTCAAGGATTGGTTTGACAAGCAGTTGCTTCCGGGCGGATCCAAGGACTGTCTGATAAGGATCGTCGGCACGATACTGGCGTTCAACTCACTCCTGCAAGAACTGATTGGTGATCCGACGTGGACTACGCACCTTTGGCGCGCGCATCATTCGTTCGACGATTTCTCCGATATCCTGTGGCCTGCGCGCTGGCCGGAAGCCGATTTACGCGCCGAGCGGCAGACGCTTATAAATCGCGGGAAAGCCGACGCCTACTCGCAGGAGTATTTGAATCAGCCTATCGCGGAAGGGAATTCGTTTTTCGACCGCGAAGATATGATCGGCATCCCAGCGCCGCTGTACAGGGACTGGGAAAGCGATCCAGGCAAACGACCGCTCAACTTCTACGCATCGGTTGACTTGGCCGTGTCCACCAAGCAGCACGCCGACCGTTCGGCTATCACTGTAGCGACACTAGACCCCGAGCAATACCTTGATATCGTGAACGTGACGAAGGGTCGGTTCGATCCGAAAACGCTTGTTGACCACATATTCCGCGTGCATGAGGAGTATGAACCGGAGTTGTGGATTATCGAGTCGGGCGCGATCCAGAAAGCGTTAGGGCCGTACTTGAACGAGGAAATGGCGCGACGCAACGTGTTCTTAAATATCCACTTAGCGGTTCCGTCCAAAGATAAAGTGACACGCGCAACGTCCGTACGTGCCCGTATGAAAGCGCGGCGCGTGCGCTTTGACAAGTCGGCCGACTGGTATGATGACGTCGAGCAGGAGATGCTTCAGTTCCCGCGCGGTGCGCACGATGATGTGGTCGACACACTGAGTCAACTTGGCATGGCACTGGACGAAGTGATAACCCCGCCGACCGAAGACGAACTCGAGGAGGAGGAGTATCACGCGGATGTCGCGGCCGGCGGCGCGCAACAAGGGAGAAGTCGTGTCACAGGTTACTAGCATGTTTAAGCTCGGCGACGAGTGGCCCGACTGGTGGGCGGACCTTGTGACCGCCAATAAAGTAGTCACATCAAACGATGACGGCAGCTGGCGCGGCGGCCCGGACAAAGCGCGCATCGAGTACGGCAAAGGCTTCAAGTGGGCGCGCAAAGGCGACTACATTGCGCGACTTGCGGACGGAACTGTTGAAGTTATTTACGCGGTGAAGGCATGAGCGAGTGGATCGGCGTTGACCTCGACGGCACACTCGCAAACAGCGATCACCAAGGCGACGAAATAGGCGAACCTGTGCCCGCAATGGTCGATCGCGTGAAGCTGTGGTTATCAGAAGGCGAAGACGTGCGGCTGATGACGGCCCGCGCCTACGCAATGAGCGCCGCGCAACTT